ACACAAAGACGGCTCTAATTAAATAACAAACAATTCAAATAAATTAATAAATCTTTCATAGAACAAGAGCTAATCAAATTTTATGGTTAAATTAAATTGATATATCTAAATTCTCAAGAGAGAAACATCATGCAAGGCTCTTCTAAAGTTGGTAGTTTAGCTGAAACATCCTATTATGATGAACTAGAGCCAGGTGATCTCATCATGAACATGAAGAATAAGGCTATAAGGTCAATAACTTCTACAATATCAACTGAAATCTCTAGTAATTTATTCTATTTAAATGTAGTAGATTGCCTTTCTCATTTAGACCCTATTCCTGAATTTACAGTTAAGCCAATTCCACCAGATATGACTCCTGGTTTTAGGCTTGTAATAGGGAGCACAGAAAGATCTTCAGGTTCATCTCTAAAAAGTACTAGATTCTCCTCCAAAATGCCAAAATCTTCTAGATTTCCTATTAACTGGGCACATGATTTTACTTTCTTGACCTTGGAATCAAAATCAGACAGACCCTTAAAAGATTATTTTCCAGAAATGAATGATGAAGATGATAAATTGACTCCAGACACAATAATAAGAGTATCTAATAATTGCATTATTGTAATGGAATACACTACAAGAGACTCTAGGTCACACAAGTCTTTAAGGATTGCATGCCAGGAGAAATATAATAAATATCTTAGTGCATTAAATTCTAGAAAAGATGAAATGGTAAGAAGAGGTGAAAGGATATCTATTTATTTTGGAGTTATTGCTGTGAGCCCTTACTCAGTTTGTTCTAATTTTGTTGTCCCTAGAGAATTGGCAGAAGATCTTTGTTATAGATTAAAATTTGCTTACTCTGTAGAACAAGAATTAATACCTTATGGAATTCAACCTAGATTAGATGAAGAAATGAGCTTAATAGAGAAAAGATGTGCAATAGAACTATCCTCCATATCAAAAGAAGAATATATAGAAGATCAAAGGGATGAGTACCCGGAATATTCCAGAGAGATATATGACTCCATATGGATGTCAGAAGTAGATACTGGCTTAATATCTGAGCAGATCAGCAATCTTCATGAATCTGTAAAAAAAGAGCTTAATGAAGAGAGTGAGAAAAGAGGGGCTCTTGGGACTCATGAATCTTTATTTAGAATACTTAAACAGCAAAATATTAAGAAAATTGGTTCTTGCATTCATGTTAATGGTCCTGATGAGTGTAATTTGCAGACTTGTGAGATTTTGAGAGGTTTAAGAGAGGATAAGTGCATTAAATCTGCTTCTGAACTTGCTAGAGAAAGCAAGATAGCAAGTCTCTTAGTAGAAAGTCAAAGTATTTTGTTAGATGACTTTAATAAGAAAAAACTGTGCCTAAGAGAGAGTCAGGGAGAATTACAAACGAAAATTGATAAAAAAGCATTAATTCAATACCCTTATTTGCCTTTATCCAGCAATATAACACACCAAGAGGGAGAAATGATGGATATATCTGAAGACATAGAAGATTTTGGGATTGAAGATGGGGCATATCCTAGATTATGGAGGAAAGTTATCTGCTCAAAGAACTTTGAAGAATCCGCTGGTTCATATAGCGGACAGGACAAATGCCCCTATGGAGAATCTTGTTGTGTTGCTTGTAATCCAGATTGCTGTGATGATGATGGAGCCTCTGAAAATGGTGATGATGAATGTGAAGAATTCCAAGATTCAATTAATGATGGAGGCATAAATAAAGGTGCAAATGACAGAACTTTATATAAAAGAGTTCAACTAACTGATTTGACCATTGATGATCAAATAGAATTTGCTTGTCAAGGAGTAAATGGGAAAAGATTTGCAGATCATATTAAAAAAATAAATAAGAAGCAAAGATCACAGTTGCCCTATTCTCCAGATGTTGATACTGAAGACATTTCTAAATTTATAAATGAAAGCTGGTGTGATCTATTTTTAGCTTCTAGTGAAGAAGAGGGTACTGGATCCTCTGCAACTGATTTATTGGAGGATGCTGCTAATTTAATCAATTCTTTGGAAAATGTCAAAGAGGTTCTGGATACTCAGCGGAAGGTGCAGACAACAAATTTGTTTAGAGCACTTAAAGTAATATCGGATATGGCAATGGAACTCAACATGTCTTTGAAACAGCATTGCAAGAAGGATCAATACATCTTAAAAAGATTAAAAGATTACAAAGTCTATCTTCTTATAAAACCAACTAATAGTAGTGGGTGTCTCTTCTATACTGTTTTCTGGGACTCTGATGAAATGTTAACTAATGATATACATGAAGGCATTTTCAAATCCCCAATTAAAATTAATGATAGATATATGTGTACAGAATTTTGTTCAACTAATAAATCCAAATTATCAAATCAAATTACAACTTGGGCGAAATTGCATGCCATATTAGCAATGTATATGAATGAAAACAAACTAGATCCTCTTGTTAGTGGTGGTGAATTGCCTGTGTTCACAACAGAAGAATGTTATTATCTTAAAACAGGTCAGAAATTAGGGAGGAATCAGAAAGTTCCTGATTTAGTCACAAGACTTAGGAAAACTTGTAAGATGACATTATTAATGATGATGATTATGTTACATGATAAAGCAGAAGTAGAAGAACATTTTACGATGATTAGATATATATGTATGGAAGGATTCGTAGCCTTGCCTTGCTTACCCAATCCTGCAAAGATGATGTCTAAATTTTCTGTTGCAGTGAGATCTAGATTCACAATGTGGGTACAAAAAAAGCTGATGGAATTCATTAAAGGTATTATTTTGGGAGGAAGATATATATCAGAACAAGAGTCAATTATAGGTTCCAATAGGAAAAAGATAGTCAGAACAAATTTGAATAATAAATTTATTAATGAAGAAATAGAGTCAGAAGGGGAGCTAATTAACATGTTTTATATTGGTTATGGAGTCAATAAGAATCAAGTCCCCAATGCTAATGTGATAGGTAAGTTGTATGCAAAAATATTAGAATGGGAAGATAAGTTTGATGAATCTTATATTGGTGAAATAGGCATAAAAGAAAGACCTGATTCAGAAGATTATAGGGATCATGAATATAGTCCTAATTGGATTAAAGCCATAGCAGATAGCCTTCTCAATGTTATAAAATCCACAAGTGGGAAAGACCCTAAGAATTTTCTGGAATCTCAATTTTTGAGAACTTATGGAGGAATGACCATAATGAAGACCCTAGGAACATTAAAAGCTTCCACTACTTTTAATGAAAGGACTAGTGCACCAGGATCTTCTCTGCCCAGGAGGCTTAAGGTCATTGAAGCAGCTAAGGATTTATTGGAATCAGACAAGATATATATGTTTGAAGCAGTAAAAGAATCTTTAGACACCCTTTATAATGAAGGGGGTTTATATGTTGATTTATTCAAAAAGAATCAGCATGGGGGCTTGAGAGAAATATATATACTAAACATACACTCTAGAGTTGTCCAGCACTGTATAGAAACAATGTCTCGATCAATTTGTCAAATATTTCCTTCTGAAACAATGACTAATCCTTCTAGTAAAACAAGACTATTTAATGCACATAAACAGAGAGTTTTCAATAGATTCCAGGGAGTGGAAGTTATGACAAATTGTACTAGTGATGATGCAAAAAAATGGAATCAAGGGCATTACGCTTCAAAATTTGCTTTGCTACTATGCAGATTGATGCCTAAAAGATATCATTCCTTAATAAGATCCATATGTTTTCTATGGCATAAAAAGAAAATCATGATAGATGGTTCCTTGCTAAGAATCTTCAAGAAAAACCCAGATTTAGAACTAAATGATAAGATAATAGATGAGATAGGGAAAATTTATATGAATAGAAAACAAGGAACCAGATGGATGGAAGTTGGATCTAGATATATTCAAACAAGGACAGGTATGATGCAAGGCATATTACATTATACATCTTCACTTCTACATACAGCTCATAATGAATTTTTAAAGAGGCATTTTTCTAACTTTATTCAGAACTTTTTAGAAGAAAATAATGAGAAGTTAGACTTAACGTTAAATAGAGATCCTACCAATCCTTATAGATATATGAGGCCTGTTATAACAGTTATGCAATCATCTGATGATAGCTCAGTCATTATAAGTTTACCATGTATAAATAGGGAGAGGAGATTAGAAATGAGCTATTTGACTGCCTTTTGTTTTAAATTTAAAGCTAAATCTGGGAGACTTAGTGGTATTTATCCTAGTGAAAAGTCCACACTTAATACACCAGGAATCATGGAATTTAATTCAAATTGGCTATTTATGAATAATAGACACAATCCTTATCTTAAACACGTTTTATCTTCAGTCAGAGTTTCAGGACAATCAACATTAGTTGGCAGACAGCAAGAATTATACAATGGTGTAACAGAAGTAATTGAAAATGGAGGATCTATGATGTTAGCTTTCATTTGTCAGTATGCTATTGGTTTACTACACTATCAAACAATGGGCTTATCAGTGTCACACTTGTTTGATCATCATTATAAAGGGAAATTACTAAAACTGAAATTACCATCCTTAGGATACTTCTTAATGGACAATATACATTTGTCAGGAATATCTGGCTGGGATTTTCTACACTGGAATTTATGTAAAAAAACTCTAGTGGGAGACTATTTGTTTTTACTCTTTGAAGCAAACAAAAGAACAGAGAAGTTAGAAACTGATGATGAAAATTATAAAGCATTGATAATGGACAATTGTACTGCTGGTTTATTCAGTGCTGTGACGAATTTACGAATTGGGTCAAATTATAAATTACAAAGATTAAGGGAATCCTTCAATATCCCCATAGATTGGTTAGCCCTCTTAAATGAGAATCCTTTACCAATAGTTAGTACACCAAAAAATGTGGAAGATAGAAATTTAGCAATTGCAGCACATTTGAATAGTCCTAATATGCAAGCTTCATTTAATGATTTAGATTGCACTAGCTCTATTTCAGCAGCTGCTGGTTATCATCTTAAATTCGCTTGTTATGTAGTGGACTCAAGTGTTCAAATAGACAGTCTCACAAGTCAGACTAGAGAAGCAATATTAGATCAAGTTAGCTGGGCGGATGTGAAAGAAGATAAAAATGAGAAATTAGCAGAGATTGTAAGAGAAAGATACAAATCAATGAGTAAGAAGTCATTAATGGCTGTATTAATGAGAGCTTGGGAATTGAACAATGAAATTGATGATGTTAAAAATGAATTTCAGAGTGAAAAGTTTTATGAAGAAGAGAAAAATAATTTCATCTCCAACATCTTTCCAAAAGAAGGTGATTATCTAACTATTGCTGATCACACACAAACTATTCCTCCCTTAGTTCTTTATAAGGATGATAGAGAACTTCAAAATAGGCTTTCCACCATCTCTGTGACTAGTACAGATTTTGAACAGTTCAAAGCTCCATATAATCTTTGCTTAATGAAATGGTTTAACATTGGAAAAATAGACAGAAGATGCCTAAATTATCTGTGGGTTAATTTGACACATCGGTATCCATGGATAAAAGATTCATATAAGAAGACTTTAAGAAGTTCACCATTCACAGATTGTATCCAATTATTTAATTTCTTATCTAGATTAGAGAAGAAAGATAGGAAAGTTAAGTTATTAAGCATTCCGATAACTATGAATTTACATGAATCAGACTTATCTATCTTAATAAATAATAATGTTTGGTCTGGTCATGGAATTCTCAAACCTGAAGATAAAACAGAAGCAAAATTGTTAGGAGACTCTCTGAACATGAGAAATGTGGCACACACATTATACATGGTTAATGCCTTTCCATTAAATGAAGACTACAAACTAAAAATAATGGATAAGTTATTAAGTGGGACTATTATTAAAAATACTCAAGTGAAATCTACAAGATTAATGAAACTTCTTACCATAACTAAATTCTCTCAGGGTGCTTCAAATGCAGAAATCTTATCTGATGTGACAGATGGTGCCTTTGGAGTAGTTGGAGTTTACACAAGACGTCAATATTATGATAAAGAGAAGAAGATTTACACAGGAATAGGAATCTGGGAAGGAAGGCTTGAAGGAACTAATATAAAGATCATAGTGAAAGAAGTGAATGGTCAGACTTCTCTTCTTAAAGTCATCTTATCAAGATCTTTAGACATAAAAACTCTCATTGATTTTTTGAAAGAGTGGTGTGAGATGAATAATGTCTATAATGATCACAACTTTGGGGATCAAAAAGAGTATAGTTTACCATCTTACTCTAAGACAAGAATGGGTAGAACTTTTGGATTGCAATCCTCTATAATGTCCAGTCCAACTGAGGTTTATTCTTTTGGCTTGACCAGATTTGGAGTGATTTCCATAGGATCTGGAGTTACCCCAAACTGTAAAGTTTTCTTAGACAATATGTATAAATCTCCAATGTTAGATCCAACCAGAGGAGATCTATCACTGGAATTTATGAATGGAATATTAAGACTTATTTTCACTGAAGTGATACGGCCTCTATCAGATCCATGTAGAAGAATAAAGAAGGGTTCATTATCATCATTTAGGGAATCTAATTATATTAGAAGGTATACTTTAGTTTCCCATAGAATTCAATACAGAGATTTTGCTCAAAGATTTGTTAACAGACAATCTTTTGGGGCCTTAAGCGAAACTTTAACTCAGAGTGAAGGGAACATAATCACACACTGGCTTACTAATGAAGTCTGTCCTCTGTCAAAATTACTAGATTTACTACATAGATTGATAGCCATTGGAAAAGGAGAAAGGGAACATAGCTCCATGCCTATTGATATTGAAGGCTTTAAAGCACTAATTAAAGGAAATTTTGACTCTTGGGCAATGGACAACCTAAATAGAGCTGTCTATGGGGGTGATATAGGCCTGACTGAATATTTTGATGAACCTGAAGAGGCTGATTTAGAAATGCATGAGGTCTGTTCTAAATTGGTAATTGATGATTCTGAACTAAAGTCATTAATAGGAGATGACATAAAGAAGTTAATCGATGATTTAGGACAAGATGATGAAGATGGGATAATAGCTTCTATTGACATGGAAGGCTTCAATATGGAAGGTTTAACATTTGCAGACTTTGTCACACATAAAGTTGATGAAAGTCAAGTTATTTACAACTCTCCTCTATTTTCCAGTCTTTTTGAATTTTTGTTTGGATCATTAAAGAATGAAGAGGATAGAAGAAATTTGTTTGAAGATTGCAGTCTGCCTATAAGATTACAGGATAATAAGGAAGTCATTGAATTTGTGCTAAACAAGCAGCTCCGAATTGTATTCAATTCTTTACAAGAAGAGGGTTATAGTGACTTGTTTCCTGAGATAAAGTGAAATAAAGCATATCATAATTAAGTTAATCAATAATTTAACTGATATCTCAAACATTTCAAGTTACTCATCAAATATCTTGAATTGTTAGATCAATAATAGTACCAAAATCCTAGTAATAAAGGAAATGAGTTAACTTAATAAATAAATTAATAAATAAACAGTTTTGTTTTCACATAAAATTGTTTATTTAAGATAAAGAGCCGGTCTTTGTGT